GTCTTCTTGTTCAGTTTCTCCCTCATCGGGACCGAGCATTTGAGCGAGTGCATTGGACGCTTCGTCCACTGACATTGGACCTGTAGGGATGCTCCCTGTGGGGTTGGCGTTTCCGTCTGACATTTCCAAATTCCTTTAAACCAATGATTTCTGAGCGCGTTCAATCTGACGCTGTGCAATCTTGCCGTTGTCCATGATCTTGTTGATCTGGTTACGGAATTGCTCAATCGCCTGAATCATGTGCCACGCGCTCTCTCTTTTCACGGTGTCCTCTGACTTCGTACTTTTCCAAAGCCAGACAGCATCGTTCTCCATTTGCAGCAAAGCTGCTGAGAAGGCTTCGTCCTGTATCAGACTTTCGGCCTTCTTTCCCTTTTTCACGGTTTCTTCATTGCTCATTTAGACCATTCCTTGCGGGTTGATGGGTTGCATATACGGGTCTTGAACTTGAGGCTGCTGCTGTTGGGCTGCTGCCTGTTGAACAATTGCCGATTGCTCTTTTACGATTTCTCGGTTGACATTCTGCTCTGCCACGATTTGGGCAGTGCTGATCTGTGTGTTGTACTTTAACTCAAGTTCGTATTGTTTAAGTAGTCGGTCTTGATTCATTTGATCTCTGCGGAAATCATCATCAAGCATCATTTGCTGGCGCTTCAGCTCCAATTCAGCCGCCTTCTTCTGGATGTCAGCCTGAATTGACTCAGCCTGAACCTTGGCCAAAACTTCTTCAGGTGTTGCCTTTGGCTGTTGTGGCTCTGGCTTCCAATCTTCAGGGATGTCGTTGAAGTACATTGAAGCATCTTTAAAGCCAGACAACTCAACGATTTTGCGCAGAGTACGAGCGTATTGCTGTGGTGTCACCAAAGGATTTGTCACGCCCAATTGCGTCAAGGCTTGCTCTTGCTTGGCAGCAATAGTAGTCAAAGCTGCCAATTTCTCATTGGTGTCGCCGTTGCCCAAACCAATGTTTACAGTCACATCCATTGATGTGTCCCATGAACGGGGGTCGATCTGCACCCACTCGTTACGCAAACGAATCATGCGAGCTTTGTCTTGGTGTGTGACCGTCAAGAACAAAATCTTCTTGAACAAGGTTTTCATGCCTTCAGCCAACAAACGAGAAGTCAGCTCCAAGCGACCTTGAGAAGCACTGATGGTTGCAGCCACAGCCGCGCGGGTAGAAGACTGCAAAGCGTCAGCGTTCAAGCCCATTGCGGCTTTGCTCATGCCAGTACGGTCTTCCTTGATGCTGTCCACATAGTCCAGCATCGGGAAAGCAGCTTGGCCAACAAATGGCTGTGCAAATGTCTGCACCATGTTTGGCGCGCGCATACGGATGACAGCGCCTGTCTCGTTGTTCAGCACATCGTCAATGTTGACTTGGCCTTCAACGATGGCAGTGCGTGGGTGAATCGACTGAGCCAAAGAATCCAGCGTATTGCGCAGAATCTCGGACTTGATCTCTTGGATGTCGTGCGTGATGTCAAAGATTGAACCAGCTTCCAATGGCGATGTATGTGGCTCTGGGTCACATGGGAACGCCACGAAAGGAATGTAAGCTGAAGGCAAGTTGCGCTTGACTTCGTAGCTTGGACCCATTGTGCAAATCTTGCGCAACTCAGGGATGCCATCACCATCAAAGTCAACGCGCACATAGACTTCGCAGTACAAGACGCGCTGCTCCATTGGATTGGCGCTTTGGTCTTGGAACTGCTGGTTGTTCAGTGCGTGACGGGCAAGAGCTTCTTCGTTGTCAGCCAAATCTGACGTACCAACGTACTCCATCACCTCGTCTTCATCGTAGCCAATAGCAATCAGCTCGGCAACGGTGGCCATCTTCCTACGGCCAATAATTGGCGAGTTTTCAAAGTCAAGGGCTTGACGCGAAAGAATCAATTCCTCTGGCGCAACATCGTTCACACGAATACGGCCAGATTTGACAACGCGCTTAATCTCGACATCGTGCAGCATGGCTGGTGGAAGTGGCTCACCCGTCATCTGGTCAATCTGCATCGCACCCTGCATAGACTCGTCAGGGTATGACACCACAATCTTCATCTCTGCTTCAGGCTCTTGCATCAGCATCTGCAAGGTCTGGTCATCCAAACCAGAATACTGCTCGATGCGCACTTCTTCCGCTTCTTCCCAGACTGCTTCCATGATGCCGCACTTGCGAGCCAAAGCATCCTTGAAAGTAGCGTATGCCACCATGAACCCATTGTTGTCATTGGTGAACACATAGTTGGCGTAGTCGGTGGCTTGCTGCGAGTTCTTCACATCCTCTGGGCCGCGCGGCATAAACTCAACCACGTTCTCAGAAGCAAAGAACACGCGCATCAAAGAAGGCATCATTGCAGAGATCGTGTCGCGTGTCTCCATCGCCACGACCTGCGAACGTCCTTCTTCTTCATTGCCGAAAGGGTCGCCACGGTAGTAGCGTGTAGCCATCGCACGAATTGGCGACAAGTCTGAGTCGATGTAGGAAACAGCGTCTGTGATCTCTTGGCCAATCATGGCCTCAAGTTCAGCGTCATCCATTGGCTGATGCTCTGCTTCTTCTTCCTTGACTTCTTCAGGGTCTTTGGACTCCATCAAGTCTTCGATTTGCTCTTTAGCCTTGTTGAGCAACGCGCTAGTTGTCTCGGACTCAAACTCGTATGGAACTTTCATTTCTTGCCCTTTTGCAATATGACGTACATGGAGTCCACAGCCCGTGGAGTCCTCAAAATCTCATCTTGCGGTAATTTTAGACTTTCCCCAACGCTTGAGAGCGCGAATTCCAAATGTGTCAAGTGGAAGCGATCTTCCCAACCTAGATACCAATGCCAGTCGGTGTAGTACAGCCATGACTTTTCGTTGAACGCTCGCACATGGGTTGGGTCTTGCCAAGCACCATACGACAAGTCGTAAGGCACATGAATACGCATCTCGCCACCGTCCTTGAGCAAATCCAAACAATTGCGCATTGACTTAACCAGATCAGGAACGTGTTCCAAAACATCATTGGCCAAGATAACGTCAAACATTCCATGCTTCACACGGAAGTCACCCTTGCGGGTAACCAGCAAAGAACCCCAATGCACATCCTGAATGTCTAGACACCAATCTGATTTAATTCGGCGCTCAATGTCTGCGTTGATGCAGTCCTCGCGCCAATCTTTACCTGAACCGAGATTAAGAACCAAAGAAGTGCTTGACATATTGAGGACGGTTTTCTTCTAGCCACGGACGGGCTTGTGCGTTTAGTTTTGCAACGTCAGAGCCAACAGTCTGGCTTCCAACGTGGTGGACATACGAAGTTGAAACGTAATGTGTGTATCCCTTTGCGGACATATCCAAGCAGGATGCGTCATCCGAATACCAGTTAATCGGGCCAAACCGACCGTGGTTCCAAGCGTCACGCGAGATGTACGCAAAGATTGGAGCAACCACATCTGTGGGGAAGATGTAGTCCTCGGACGCAAAGCGATTCATGTAAATCGAGTCATTCTGGTGGTTGAACCGAATGTTTTGCGGGACACGCACCGAGTCGCTACGCGCGGCAACCCAACCAACCGAAGGCTCCAGCTCACGGATTGTGGCCACATCGTCCAGCAAACTAGAGTAGCTGGTGGGGGTTAAAACCACATCGTCATTGCAGACGATGCAAGCCGTGTGGTACTTCAAGGCGTCATCAATGACTTCGTTGTAGTCCTCGCCGAAGTTGCGTGGCTCGCCAACAATGATGCGGCAGTTCTCGTAACGGCTCACAATGTCAGCAGGACCGCGAAGGTAAATAAACGCCTCTGGCGCGTATTGCTTAATACTTTCAATCAGTACAGGCAACCCCTTGCCGTGTACTGTTGCAATGCAGATTGGAATCAAGATTCTTCGCCTGTGTCTGGTCCACCAACGACCCATGCGTCACAAGTTCGTTGGGCTGCGCATTTGAAGTCAAAGATTTCGCAATAGCCAAGGTCAGCCAAAGCAATAGCACCCCAAGGGTCAGCCTCATTGCCGATTCCTTGTGCGATGCAGTTCTTCATCTTGTCTGACACCACGAACACAGCGCAGTTACCGCAACGAGACTTCTTGGCATCCTCAACAGTAACATCCCATTGGTCAGCCTTACCTTGCCAAAACTTGGTGTTTGGCAGTGCTGGATTCTCAGGACCGTACTTAGCCGTTGTAATAGCCTTAGCTCGGTTCTTCAGATTGACGGTGATGTCCTGAGTGGCGATGGGGCAGCTTGAGCTGTCGCCTTCAGACATCATCTGGCGCATCGCGCCTTGGTATTGTTTAGGGACTGAAGTAGCCATTACTTCATCTTCTTTTTAGGTTTAACGCCAGCAGAAGACAAGGCAATCGCCAAGCCTTGAGCTTTGGATTTCACAACTGGACCGCCTTTGCCTGAGTGCAGCGTTCCAGCTTTAAACTCGTTGTAAACCTTCGAGATTTTTTTCTCAGTCTTTGTCTTCTTCATAGCCTACCCCTTCAAAGTTAATGGAATGACCCGATTATGCAACCCGCGAGACATTACGTTTCAACGGCTTCGACCACTGCTGCGCAGTATTCGCGCCGAACATACCAATCGCAGCATCAGATGCAAACGTCAAGACAAACGAATCAGCCTTGTCGGGGGACTTCAAGCCGCGCTTTCTAATGTCGTCCTTCGATTCAATCTGAATCTTTCCGTTGGATGTAAAGAAGTAGCGCACTGTGGCCAGTTCAGCCACCAGCTCCTCGTCCAATGGAATCCGACAGTCACGCGCCTCAAACCACGCCTTGGTCTTGTACCAAAGCTCGGCGCGTAAGTTTCTGTAAGTCGTACCCATTGCAGGGGACTCACTGACGTTAATGCCACGAACAGGCAACCCCAACTCACGCAGACGGTCAACCACGCCAGCGCCCAAACCAATCGAGTCCACCAAGATTTCGTGTGGACGTTGGCTGCTTGGCAATGCTTCCCACTCAGCGACAACCGCACCCGTCAGTTGCATCAAATCCAAGTTCTTCCACACCTTGATCGGCTCAATCAACGCATTACCCTGACGCTTGGCCAGCGTAGACCTATCACCGCCAAAACGCGCAACGTCCAAACCCCAGATCAGCTTTGCGTGTTTAGAAGCCTCAACATCTCGGTGCTTGGCAAGCTCCAGCAGCTCCATCGGGATGATGGTGTCATCATCAGAACGGGGAAATTCGCCAAGAACGCGAATCCGATATGCGTTGGATTCCTCGCCATACCGAGCTTTCATCTCCTCAACGTAGGCATCAGACACCCGTGGCGAGTCCACGCAAGACACCTTCATGGTTATCCAATCGCCTGACAGACGGTTGTGGGTGTCGTAGAAGAATCCTGAACTTCGCACAGGGTTGCCTAAAAGCAAAGTCACAGCGTTGTGGCCTGACATTGAACCAGCCGCAGCCTCAAACACTTGCTCAGGGATACCCGATGCCTCATCAGCAATCAACATCACGTTGTCGCTGTGAACACCCTGCAAGGCTTCAGGCTGTTCGGCTCTTGACGTTCTCGCGGACACGAAGGCTTCGGTTGCGGCTTCTTTGACTTCGATGCGGTCTTGCTTGACTTCAAGCATATCCCTCAAAGTCGGTGGTAACTCCTTGACCCAACGCTTTAATTCCGCGAAAAGAGCGTCATACAACTGGCTGGACGTGGGGGCTGTCACAACCACCTTGACGGGGTAACGCAAAAGCAAATACCAAATGATTGCCCAGCTTGCTCCTGTGGACTTACCGACTCCATGCCCTGAACGGACAGAGATTCGGCGCTCACCTTTGGCGATGTGGTTGAGCATCGTTTCCTGCCATTGGTCAGGGACGGTGTTCAAAACTTCCTTGACGAATAGAACAGGGTTGTTTCGGTATCGCGCTGTGAAGGCCACGAATGGATTGTTTGCAATCTTCTCTTGCTGCTTCTTGGCAGCGTTGTCCACTAGCTCCTGTGTGTCAGGGTGGAGTTTCTTGGGGCTTGATTCTGTAGTCATGTGTGGATTGTGGCGTAATTTTTTAAAATTTTTTTCGGGATGCGTGTGGAGTTGCCAATGTACAGCCGCCCCGCCACGACCCCACCACGGGGGGCTTCGGGCGTTGTCGGTTGGCACGATTCCTGCCTAGATCGCATTGTGAATACTTTGGCACTCACGCACTTTATACAACGTCCATTATGTAAAGTTATTTCAGCGTTATCCACAGCTCATACACGCATTTCGTTGCATTGCTACAACAAACCATGTGAGCTGTGGACAACTTGAACAACTTACGTCAGCTTGTCTGTGGGTAACTCAGCCTCGATGAACTCGCCATGACGAAGTGCATCGAGTCGCAAGTTAGCCAGATTGACCGTAACGCTTGGCATCTTGTTCTGCGCATACGCTGCTGGATTCCAGCGTTCAGCCACCCATTGCCGCGTTTGGACGCGTAAACGAGCCTTATTTACTTCACTTATATCGGTTTCGTCAGCAATTTCAATCGTTTGACTTACAAGATGGTCAGCGGCTCGTGCGCGTACGCGTGAGAGGAAGCCTTCGTTCTCGGGTCTATCCAACCATTCCGTCAAGGCTTTCTTGCTCACGCCAAGCTGCACACAAATGCGCGTTTCAGACAGTCCAGCCTCAAACAAAGTTTGAATCTGATCTCGCGGCAACGTATCGAGCAATGCAAGGTCTGCGTGTTTCTTTTTTTGTCCAGCCATTTAAAACTCCTACAATCAATTTTTATACTAAACACATGGTCAGCTATCAACCGACCATTTAAATCGCTTTAAAGCGCCTTCTGACGCGTTTTAGAGCCATACACAGTCGTGTCGAACACTTTAGCCATACGAGAACCGTTCAAAACGTCATCATCGGACGGCATATCTTCCAAACCTGTCGCTCCACCATCAGGAAACTTATTCGCTGGCCTGTCCAAACGTACCATCTGAGCTTGTGGATGTAGACGCTTCAAAGCCATAGTTTCCTTGACCACTTCAGCGTTCATCACCAACTCTAGTTCTTCCATGCACCAGATGTGTCTACGCTCATCATGCCCCATGAACTGGTCAAAGTGAAGCGCGTCCTCGTAAGTCTCCACCACAACCATGATTGAGCCGTCCTGCATCTGATACTGGCAATTCTTCACCTCGGGCACTTGTCTCACGCCAGTTGTAACAGCCCACTGCTCCAATGCTGCATAAGCCTTCTTCATCCCATCCACTGCTTTAGTGAGCCTAACCTCATCGCGCATCTTCTGTGCAGCGTAGACCCTTTCCGACTGCATCCAGAACTTTGTGCGGAACTCCTCATCCACCAAACCAATCAACCGACTGACACCCCACTTCTTTTCGTGCGCCTGTTGAACATTAAGAAGTTCAATCAACTTGCTTCGCATGAACAGCTCAAACGGGTCCGCTGGAATACTCGGCTGCTCAACCTTCTTTTTTACGTTCCTTGTTGCCATAAATCTATCCTTACACTTTTCTTACAAAATACATCCCAAATCGACTGCGACAAAAGGACATATGGTGTGTGTCTATAGACCCACACACCATTTGTCCTACCAAATTGTCGGGACAAATGGCTTTCCCATTTGTCTCCCATTTGTCCCCATTTGT